TATTCAGAAGGGCAGAGGTCCGATATCTTGTACAGGTCCGGCATGCACCCAGCGGCCTCGGGCGACGCCGCCGGTGCCGGCTCCGGTGCCGGCGCTGGTGCGCTCATTTCAGAAGCAAAGCTCATTATACGAGGAAACACGAGGAAAAGTATAACCAGGAGAAGAAACCCAATCACAACATCCTTCACAGCGAACTTCATTTTACAAATGACCTAGATTTTATTAAAGACTAAAACACTTGAATAGTTAATGAAGGTTGTCTTCTGCATGCCCGGTCGCCAGTACTCGCGCGAGTTCCTACTGGCTTGGTCCGATCTCCTGATGCAAGCATCGAGCCGCGGTCACCAGATTATGATTTCTCAGCAGTACTCATCCGTTGTCCATTTCGCTCGGGCCAAGTGTCTGGGTGGTGACGTTCTCAAGGGCCCGGATCAGAAGCCGTTCCAGGGTGGCGTCGACTATGACGTCATGATGTGGATCGATTCGGACGTGGTGTTCAAGCCTGATGACTTTTTCTCCCTTTTAGAGAGCCCTCACGATGTGACGGCCGGTCTGTATATGATGGAGGATCTTCAGCACTTTGCGACCGTCAAGGATTGGGACGATGACTTTTTCACCAAGACGGGCACGTTCAAGTTTATGAGCCCTGAGGACCTCCCGTCGGAGTCCAAGGACTCCTCCTACGTACCCGTGGCGTATACGGGTATGGGCTGGATGATGATTCGCAAGGGTGTCGTTGAGAACATCAAGTATCCGTGGTTCTACTCTGATCTTCAGCACGTCGGCCCCTTGGTCGACATGAACTCCGAGGACGTGTCGTTCTGCCGTGCTCTCAAGGCGGCTGGTCATGAGATTCACATCGACACGAAGGTTCGCGTCGGTCACCAGAAGCTCATGCTCATTTGAAATAAAAGATTCGTTCTCTTCAGTAGACAATGGAGTCCCGAAAGGGAATCATATATTGTTATAGAAACAAGATTAATGGAAAAATGTACATAGGAAAGACTTGTCAGAATGAAGAGCTTCGAAAAGCCCAACACAAGAACTCAAATAAAAACGATCACTTTCATAACGCTATTAGATTTCACGGCTTTGATAATTTTGAGTACTTGGTTATTAAGGATAATATCGAGACTGAGGAAGAATTGAACAAACTAGAAATGTTTTATATTAAACAATATGAAACATTTACCGATAAAATGAAAGGATATAACTCCACTGCGGGTGGTGAGGGTTCTGTAGGTCACAAACCGAGTAAAGAAACTAGAGAATTGATGAGTAAAGCTCGTACTGGTCTCAAGAGAACTGAAGAACAGAAACACAATATGAGTATAGCTCAAACTGGGCGCGAAATAACAGAAGAACATAGGAAGAAGATAAGTATTGCTCACACTGGTCGCAAAAGAAGTCTAGATCATATTAAAAACGCCGCCGAAGGAGCCTATAAAAAGATAGAACAATGGTCTTTGGATGGAAATCTAATTAGGGTATGGAATTCTATTAAAGAAGCAGGAGAGACTCTGAAAATTCACCGAGGAAGTATAAGCGGGTGTGCTAATGGTTATTCAAAAAACAAAACGGCTGGGAAATTTATATGGAGGTTTTATAACCCAAACTCAGACTTGAGCTCTTCTATAGTGTGATAGTACCTTGCTAGATCCTTTCTGAAACGCGCATCCTGCTTACCTTCATTTTTCAAAATGTAAGCGAGATTTGCCTTCGAGTACTTTGTGTTCTTTTGGTTTTCCGTGGGTTTGCGAGGGGACATCTTCTTCTCCTTTTTGGGGAGGGACTGGGTTTCCCCGGGTCTTTTATCAATGAATGAAAGCGATTGCATTAAGGAATCCGCCAGGTCATCCTTCTTCTTGTGACTGTCGAAAAACGCAACGAGATCTTTGTTCGCCCCATCACCGGCGATGAACTTCCGGGCGCGCTCGATCGACGCCTTCTTGCGTTTTGCGTACATGGCCTTGCCCGCACCCGCACAGTCTGGAATCTTATGACGCGCGTCCCAGATCACGACCGACTTATTTTTCATCAAAAAATAAACGTGCAAGAGATTTTCTATACCTTTCATACCCCTGTTCCGGTCAGGCTGCTTCTCGATGATAACTGTAGTCGCTTCGAGGACCCAAGGCTTGGCGTTCAGGTGCTTGACCATACACGGAAAGATGCCATCAGCATGCTTTGGTGGGATTCCGGACACGTCCCATTGGTGAATCTTTTTCGAAGACGGATCAATTAAGCACATTGCAAGGTTCTTAATTCCACAATCAATCGATAAAAGCATACTTCTGTTAAAGAGGAATAAGTTTTTAAGTCTAATGAACCAAAGACCGAAGGACTTTGTGGCACCTGCGGGGCAAAAAGGGTCTGAAGACCCTTTCCTTAACTCGCGATCAAGTTCTTCGAACTTGATCTGCTGGTGGTGCGTCCACGCCCTCCCAGTAGATCCTCCAATCCATCTTCCCATCAAATATGATTCAAAATTAGACAGGTTTTCAAGTATAGGAAACTTTTGCTCGTGGCAATGCGCCAAGGCGTACGCCATAGATATGGGGACTTCACGCGCAGGTGAGATCCAGTCGTTCCTCATGATGATGCGTCGCCGCTCTCTCGGCAAGTACACGCCTCTGTGGCCCGCACCGAAGAGACAGGCTCTAAAGTGTTTCGGCGGAACCATGGACATCGAGGAGTTTAGGAGTTACGGAGGACTTGTCGAACCTCCGCGTATACACTACCCTTTTGAAAAGTTGTACTTTGCCACGACGGGTTCGACAGCTGCGACGTCCACAAAGACGGGTAGTTTTGCATCGACATCTCAGAATTCAGGAAAACTCAAGGCGATTGAGAATTCCTCAACAGAAAGTGATACGCTTCGTTTGAAGCGAAATAAACCCCTGAGTAGGGCGACATCGAAGCTCGAGAATGTACTCGGACTTAAGAAGAAGGCGACGGAGCCGGAGAAGATATAGAGATTGGAGCCGATGCCACGGGTGAATACATGGGCGACGGTGCGGGAGAGGCCATCATCATCACGGGTGCTGGAGCGGGGGATGCCATCATCACGGGTGCTGGAGCGGGGGATGCCATCATTACGGGCATCGCCGAAGAAGCCGGAGACGCGTCCATCACGCTTGGCATGGGTTTGGGCGACGCGAGCCCCACACCGATAATGGCCAAGTTCGAGTTGTCCACATCAACAGGCCACGGGTTCAGAGTAAAATACGAAACTTTACGCTGACCTGGGGTAATCGTGAGAATGACCCACGCGATTATGAGACCTAAAATTATACTGGCGATGGTCTCCATTACTCAGGGCGAAGAATTTTTCCACACCCTACACTGTCTATTTGTCGGGCGGGAATCTGGGACGTCGAGGTCCGTACTTCGGACCCATCTCTGCCCTATATGAGCTCTCCACTGAATAGCCATGCGGTCTAGAGCTTTGCGACATATGACACAGGGAAGGGACGTGCCCATAGACCCGTTACCAAGTTTCCTTAAAATTATAAGGTCGCCATACTTTCTATGAATCCAGCGGGCTAGACACCAGGAGTGAACCCCCTGCCGTCCAGCTTCCAACCTCAATTCACGAATCAAATTTCGTTCAGCACATCTATGACAGGTGTTGAACGTGAGTTCGCGGCGGTGCGCTGTACACGCAACCTTTGGGTACATGATAAAATAATGAGTGAGTTCTTTAAAAGTCCAACTCTGATATAAAAACGTGTCCTGTCCCCGTCAAGAAGGTGGGTGCACATGAAAAGTAAACCTAAAATGAATCACCCGGCGCGCGAGTACACCCGTCAGCTCTTCGCAAACCTTATCGGCCCAGGGGCCATTTCCAGAAATGCGGAAATAAGCACCCTTAATTGGGCGGTCCAGGCGGCTCGCAGTGCTGGTCACGACCCTGCGTGGGAAAACGCCAAGTTCCGCAGAATATACAAAACCAAGGTTCAGTGGCTCACGACCGAGCTCAGGCGGCCAAACCACGTGGTGGCTCTGACTACGGCGGTCGAAGGTGATCAGGTGCGCGTCAAGCTCGACGTGACGCACCAGTTGGTGCATCGCCTCAAGACAAAAGAACTTGACGTCAAGAACCTCGCCAAGCACCCCGCCGACGTGCTTTGGCCCGAAGGGCCTTGGGCCGCGGCCATGTTGGCGAACAAGAAAAAGGACCTCCAGCGCGAAGAGGCCAAAGCAAAGGAGCAGGACTACAACGGGATGTTCAAGTGCCGAAAGTGCGGCAAAAACAAGGTGACCTACACGCAGGCGCAGACGCGCTCAGCTGACGAACCGATGACGACGTTCTTCTGCTGCATCAACTGCGGAAACAGGTGGAAGGGGTGATCGCCATCGACTACTTACAAGAAGGCGTCTTTCAGGATGATCGATATATCCTTGTTTTAATAACAGTACCCTTCATCGCATCAACCTATTTTTATTTGGACTCCC